AAAATAGAGTCCTTAGACCAGGACTCCTGCAACTCTTCAAGTAATGCCATAAATTAAGATAAATTTTTCTTTCTACCACCGTCGATTGCTTGGATCTCGTATGATAGGTAATCGAATGATACGATTGATTGGAAATATTCTTGGTCACTAAGTGTACCGTCAAACTCTAGTGTACTAAGTTCCACTGGTTTCAAGTTCGTGAAGACGACATTGTATAGAGGTTGGAAGTTAGAGTTGAGGATAGTCAGTGTACCGTCAGCAAAGATAAGATCATCACCTAAACCTTTGACGTTGTTCTCAGGAGTTGCGTCGATCATCTGCTGACGTTCTTCGAACCTCTCTGGAACTGCTAGACCACGCATCCAGTTATGGAGGATCAAATAGTTCTCCATACTTTCATCTACAAGAAACTGTAGATTGAAACGACCATAGTCGAGAGTACCTTCAAGGTAGGTGCTTCTGAATGGTGTAGGTTGCTCAACCAAACTCATAGAGATGTTTGGTACGTTTGCCATCTGTGCGAAGTATGCGACCTTAGGATACTTTGCCAGAGTGAAGCGAAACCCACCTGGACTGAGGAAATTCCTATTGCTTATTTGCGTTTGAAAAGACATTATCTAAATGATTGGGTTCCGCCAATTCTATTTATCCACGATACTCTTGCAGTATATCGATAACACTATTGAGCATAAAATGTGCACCCTCCTCCCATTCTTCCGATTCCTCTTTATACTTCTTATCGATAATTTCAGTTTTTAGTTTTAGAACTCGGACATTTATGTCTTCTTTAGTGACGAAGTTCCTAGACATTGTTCTTACTCGTACTGATATATTTAGGTGTGGACACAAAAAAAAGGACCCCGTAGGGTCCTTTGAGTAAACAAATATAAGCGATCGCTTACATAAGGTTGTCAACCAAACTACGTCTGTAGTAACGGTTAGCGTTAGCAGTAAGAGCACCGCTACCTTGAGTTGTACCTTCAGCAAATGGGTTTGCAACAAGACCGTATCTTGTCTTAAATCCAATTTTTGGTTGGAAGGTGTCCTGACCAACCGCACGAACCATCTGAAGAGGAACGTATGGGCAGTAGAACAGTCCAGCATCATATGCAGAACTACCTTTGTATCCAGCAACGTAGAAGTGTCTGTCACTTACGTTTGCAGAATATGGGTCAACATAAACCTTGATTCTACCGTTCAACGTACCAGCAAGAGTGCTGCTATTGTCGTCAGGAAGTAGTCCACTGTTGCCAGCAAGAGCAGGAGTATAATCAAGAACGCCTGCCATTGACAATGCAGATGCAACGTCAGCAGAACAGATCAAGATGTTACCCTTCCCGCGTCTAGTCTCGTGACCAATCGCGTTCATATCTCTTTCGATGTTGAAAAGAAGACCTTTGAACTTCTCTACAGACCATCTACCGTTGGAGTCAACGTCAAGATCGAATACACCAGCAGTTGCAGTGTTTGACTGAGAACCAGGTCTTGCAACCTTGTACACAGTACGAACAACTTCACGGTTGATTTCAGCAAGAACCTCAGTAGACAAGATGTTTGCCAACTCAGATTCAGCGTCCAATCCGTGAACTGCCTTAAGATCTTGAGCAAGTTCCAAACTGTACTCTGCCTTGAGTGCTCTGGACTTCGCAGTCACAGTAACTTTCTCAATGCTGAAGTTCATTTCAGCGAAGGCATTAGAACCAGTACCTAGAGTCTCTGACTCATCGGTTCTCATTCCTGTACCGTTGGTATATGTACCAGAGTCGTTAAGAAGACCTGGGTTTGAACCTGCTTGTGCAGATCCTTGTGATCCGAAACCAGAAGTCTGTGCTGCGTCAGTTCCAGAGAACTGTGAATCTGATTCGTTGAAGAACGCTTCAGAACCAGATGCTCTGTTAGTACCGTATCTAGATCTCATTGCGAAGATCAGACCAGTAGGACCAGTCATAGGTTGAACACCAGCAATGTCATAAGCAATAAGCTTAGGCATTGAACGTCTAATCAATGAGATTAGAACTGGGTCGAAACCTGCAACAGGACCAGTTGCTGTAGCACCTGCAGAGAAACCTGCAGCGCCTGAAGTGGATCCAGAAGAGTTTGTAGGAGCAGCTTCGTTAAGGATGCCTGCTTCTTCTCTTAAAAATGATTCTTGGTTTTCGAGCAGAATTGCGGTGACCGCTTTCTTGTAGTTGTCCTTGATGGAATCAAGACCCTCACAATTAAGAACGGGTGACCACTTCTCCTGCAGATGTTCGGATTTGAACATTGCTTTTTACCTCTTTGGGGTTATAGAAAAAATAGTTTAATGACTAAAATCACTTAGTCCAGCGTCTGATAGCGTCAACGTACTTGGACATTGAATCAGACATATCTGTTTCCACAACTGGTTGAACATCTTCGGCAATCGTTTCAGATGCAGTTTGTGGTTTGCTGCTAAAATATGACTCCTTGAGAGTTTCAATTTTGCTGCGGAATGACTCTTCATCTTTAAACTCAACACCTTCTGAGAGACTTCCAAGTTTCTCTTTCTCGGTTTGGGCGAGACCTTCTGCGATCTCAGTCACGATTCCATTCTTACGAAAACCTGCCACTTGGTGTGTAAGGTCAACGTTCTTATCAATTTGTTCGTTGAGTTTTGCTTCCATCTGATCAAGTTCAGTCACCATATCAGTAATGATGTCTGCCTTCTCCTCGGGAACCTCAATGTGGTTCTCGACGAAAACTTTTTTGAGACCTGCAACCACGCTCTCAGCGATCTCTGCTTTGAGACCAGTTTCAACTGCGAGTTGGTTGGCGTCGATCCACTGCTGAGTAGCGTAAGTTAGATACTCGTCTACTTGCTCAGCAAGTGTGGTCTTAACTGCTTCGACTTCCTCAGAAAGTGTACCTGCGTATTCCTTATGAACACGGTCAAGTTCCTCGTTGAGGCGTGATACAACAGCGGCTTCGAAGATAGTCGCTGCTTTTTCTTTGAACTCTTCAGAAAGATCTTCGCCTTCTGTAAGAGCGGCAACGTCAGCAGAAAGGTCGATCTCAATAAGATCTTCGCCTTCAGCGTTTTCTGCTTCCACTGATTCTGCCTTCTGAGGTGATGCTGCAGAAGGTTTTGTCTTAGGTGATGCTGCCTGTGTTTGTGATGGAGTCTTCAGTTTGTTAGACTCATCATCAGGTTTTGAGTTCTGAGGTGTAGGACCTCCGAGATTCTCAACGCCACCCAAAGAAGAACCATCAGCAACAGCACCGTCGAATTTTGCTTCGGTGACTTGCTTTTCTTCGGATGCCATTACTTCATTCTCTTGTGACATTAGAGTTGTCTCCTTAGTAGTCTTTGCTATTCGTAAAAATATTTATAATCACAGGGTATTTAGAAAATTTGAAAACGCGGAAATTTTCCGCTCTTCAAGTACCTTGAGATTAGCAGCGTTGTCGATTTGCTTCTTCATAGTGGCAATTTCAGACTCTTGCATAAGTCCGTTGTTCCAGACCCATTCTTTGCCTTCCATAATTCCATTAACAAAAGCATCTGGTGCTGAGGGATCAGCAACAATATCTGCTGCAGTTGCTAACATAAAATCATCAGCAACGACTTTCGATCCATCTCTTGTTTCTTGGAGTGATCCAATACCACGAGATGAAACGCCTAGTTTCACACCTTCATCTAAAAGTGAACGTGTAATGTTCCCCATAGGGGTATCTAGGATTCTTGCTCTGCCCTTAAAGTTATTACCTTCTTGAACTAGAGAGGTGATCAAATGTGAAACTCGATCAAGGTTCACAGTAGGACCATCGGGATGACCCAACTCTCCTAGTGCGCGACCGCTTTTAACGTATGACTCGTTATATTTAGCAACTTCGCGTACCAGAGTATTAATAGGGTACATTCTTCCGTTGCGATTTTTGATCTCGCCTTGTAGGAATGTTCCTTCTATGTATAGGTTTTTCTTACCGTTCTTTTCCTCAGTAAGGATCTGAACGTCTTCAATCTGTTCCGTGATCAGTTTCATCTGTGGGTTCCTCTTGAGTTTCGGGTTTCATCCAATCACCTGCAATTTCTTTCTTCTTTGCTTCTAGAGCATTAGCAGTCATTGCTTTCATTGCGTCATCAACCTCTCCACTGAGATCTTTGTTCCCAGAAAAAAGTTTGTTGACAATTTCTTTCGCTTGGATGGATGGCATAATAAATGTCCTCGTATAATAATATTTAGAATTCTCCGCGTTTATAGTCTGCTGGAGCGACTGATTCGACACCGCTTGGACCTTCTTCTTCCTCGACTTCACCTTCCATTCCCATTCCACCTGCCATCGGTTCACCTGTCATAGGATCAATCGAAGCGGGGTCAGGAATCTTACCTTCTTCAATTTCTTTTTCAATCTGTTCGTCGATCTCAGTGATCTCCGCTTCAGTATGTCTTAGAATTTGACGACGGATATAGTCAGCAGAGAAGTATCTACCAACGAAAGGATCCATTGATTGAACAAGATTCAAACGCTCTGTTAGAATCTCTTTCTCTTTTAGTTCAGAGAAATAGTTGTCAGCAATAAAATCATATTGAATATGCTCTGACATCTCATCCCACTCTTCAATGCTGATAACACCTTTTAGAATGAGTTGAGTTTTAAGTAGATCGTGAAGTAGTTCAGAGAACTTCTTACGCAAACGAGTTACGAACTTTTGGAACTTAATCTCGTCACGTGTGATCTCTGCTGCGCGACCTAGGTTAAAGGTTGACTCTGATTCCAGTCTTGATTCTGGAACGTTGAGTGCACGGTAAAGTTTCTTCTGGAAGTATTTGACATCCTCAAGTTCTCCAAGGTTTTGTCCACCTGGGAGAGTAGTGATCTCAGTTCCTCTTCCACCTTCTCTACGTGGCAACCAGAAATCTTCGAGCATTGACATAAATTTTCTGTCATCTCTGATCTCTCCTGTGTCTGCGTTATAGACCAATTTGTTTCTATAACGAGACATTACCTCACGGAGATATTGTTCTGCTTTTTGCTTAGGGAGATTACCAACATCAATGTAGAAAATTCTACGTTCTGGTGCTCTCGATAGTCTGTAGATAACAAGACTATCTTCGATCATCCTTAGTTGGTTGAGCGCCTTGATTGACTTGTGTAAATGTGACATAATCACATTCTTGTTCATATCTTTCAAACCACTGTGGGCGAAAGCAATTGCATCAGGAGCAACCTTGATACCAGAGGTTTCCATTGCTCTGAGACCTTTGGGATTATAAACATAATACTCTGCAGACTTGCCAGCAAGTTGCGCTTCCATTGTCCTTGGATCTTGGAACTGTTTATCCTTAGGACGCTCCATCTCCACGACCTTACGGATTTTTCGTGGATCAATATATCTTAGTTCTGTGATACCACCTCTAGGGTTCTTGGTATCAATCATCTTGTGATAGTAGATCTTCCCGTCAATATACCAGCGACGGAAAATATCATATGCTTTCTTGTCAAAGTCAAGCAGACGGAGGATGTTAAAGAACTCCTCTCTAATTCTTTTCTTGATAGTACCACTGACTTTAAGATTAGATAACTCCACGTCTACGGGACTATCATCTAACTCACCAGCGATTGCTTCGTTTACTACATCGTCAATAGCGCGATCACATTCAGGATGAATTGACATTGCGCGATAACGACGAATTAAATCGTTTTCATCTTTGTATGTTCCATCAAGATCGATTGCAGTACCGAAATACCCACCACCCGAGACTGGTGTCGCTGCATCATCTGACTCTTTACGCACGAAAGAAGGACCCTTCGCAGAGTCCTTCTTAGCACGTTCAAGAGAATAACCAAAAAGTTGGGACATCTAATTATTAGAATTTTCTTCCCAACTATTTATAAGGTTTCAAATTAACTTTATTTGACCTGATTAACTGCCTGAGTTTCCAGTGTTGACATCGTTGTCATAAGTCCAGTATTGAACTTGGAATTCAACGGTGTATTCCTCTGGAGTATCTGTGGTTCCCCAGTCAAGATCGATCGCAGAAATGTTAGATGGCCAGATACCTTCGAACTTGTATGTACGAATGATCTTACCTTTTCTATCCATCTGTCTAACTTTTGCCATCGCTTGATAATCAGCGATAGTGTTAGCATTTTGGAAGTTCTGCTGTAGTGCTTGAATGTTGGTTGACCAAGATTCAAAGAACGCTCTCATCTTGAATGACTGATCGTTTAGAACAGTAACGGTCCAAGGTTCGAATGTTCTGTCGCCAGCAACCTTGAGGATTCTTCCTCTATAAGGAACTTCCACAACACCAACTGTTGATGCAGGAATGTTTGCTGCCTTCACGAGGAAGGTACCGAATGCGGATGCTTCGGAAGCGTTTAGTTGTGACTCACCAGCGGAGTTTTCAGATGCTTCTGCTGAAGAACCTGCTACTCCACCTGACTGAGGTGATACCCCATCCTGAAGGATTGGGGGTGCATAGATTTCGCATTGAAATAGATTCGGGCGGGCGAAATCTTTGACTTGATCTCGGAAGGAGAAGATCGGAGCTCTTACCGAGCTCTGCTCCACCTGTCCTGGTTGTTGTTCTGCCATTGTTTTAACTCCTAGTTAGACTCTTGAATCAGGATGTTACTTCAGCGAAACTAGAACCAGTTCTAGTTGCCGTGAAGGTTAGGGTGATGAAGTTGATAGAGCGAGTAGGTTTCACGAAGATCTCCGCGAAGAATTCTCCTCTGTCAATACTTTCAGGTGGGTTGTTGCTGCTGTCGCAAACAACTAAGAAATCGATGATGCCTCTGCGAGACTGAACCGATCTGAGGAAAGGTTCCACAATGTTCTTGAATGAAGCACGAGTAAACTCGTCATTCAATTCAAAGAGTTGTGTCTTTGCTGCTACTGAGATTGCATCTTCAAGAACCAAGAACAAGCGACGAACGTTGATTCTGTCGAATGCAGATTGGTAAGAAAGTGCAGTCTTATCTCCGAAAAGGACGATGCCTTGTCCAGGGAATGCAACCACAGGGTTTACACGTGCAGCATATAGTCTGTCCCTGTGATCCTTAAGAGGTGAGTAAGCAAGTTTAATTGCATTTCTCAATTGTCCTCTGTTGAATCCAGCAGGTGAGAACCACGCTTCTGAATTAAGAGTTGCGCTAAGTGTTAGACCTGCAAGGTCAGCGTTACAAGGAATGTAACGGTACTTATCGTTGTACTTATCGTAAATGTACTTATAGTTGTTATCGAAGACAGCGTATGATGTGCTAGAGAGTTTATTGAAATAATCAATACATCTGTTAACAATCACGTTGGTATCGCTAAGACCGATCACGTCGTTACGTGAAGGTGAAACGTATGCCAAGCAATCCTTACGGGTTGCAGCGATGTCGATGATCTTCTGTGCTTTAGCAATTGTATCGCTAGTGTCTGCCATTGAAGGACCCATCAAGATGTAATCTACATCGATGGTTTCTTTGTCAGCAACTAGATCGTATGAACCAAGGATCTCAGATCT